AGAAGAGCCTGTGCTTGATTTCTAGCGGCCTCACTCATACGCCCACCGGGATTAGCAAGTCTTCGTCTTAGAGCCTCCTCTTGTCTTAGCCTTTCTTCCTCTTCTCTTTTCTTTCTATACGCTTCCGTTCCAAGTTCAGGTCTGGAAGGAAGGTTTCTCGCAGTTCCTGTACTCATTATAGAATATGCGGGTAAAGTTCCTGTAAATTGTGGCATATTATTCTCCTTATTGACCTAAACTACCGAGCCAACTTGCCAAGCCACTTCCTGCCGCCGCTCCCACTGGCCCACCTGCGGCCATACCTATGCCACCTGCCAAAGCAGTAACAAGAGGATTAGGACCAGCAGGGCCGGTAGCAGTGACATTACTGCCGTAATCACCAGAGATGGCGGCAAGGTAATTCTGCAATCCGATGGTCGGAAGTTGTGACTCATAAGCATATCTATCAAGTGCAGACTGAATTCCTCGCTGTTCCATAGCCTGACGCTGTTGACCAACCTTATCCATTGCGGCAATATTAGACAGCGGAGCAGACATTATAGTGGGATACTGCCCTAAATAGCCTGTTCCAATACCCGCACCTGTGGCTCCCTGCCCAATACCGAACTGCTGTGCGCCAAGCCCCATCTGTGCCGCGCCCATTCTACGAGCCTGTGCTTGATTGTACGCATCAAACATGGCTTTGCCAAGATTATCTGTGATCCTCTGGTTTGCGGCGGCTACAGCGTTAGCCTGTACGATGTCGCCTCTCGTACTCCCTCCCGGCTGGTACTGGACGATCTGTGATCTGATACCGGGCAGTACCTCTCCGGTCAACTGGCTCATAGCCTCGCTCCTGTAAGCGTCTGCGAGAGGATCGAACACGGAGGTGTCTACCTCTCCGCTTAACAGCCCTGCATACTGAGCGTCTGTGAATGGAGTGAGGCCAGCATATCCTGCTCCTGTCATTGGGCTTCTCATCGCTGTACCGTAGTCCATCAAGTCTCTACCGTACTGCAAGCCTCCTAACTGGGTAGTCTCAGCACCTGCCTGTAAGTTGGCAGGGCGTGGGCCACTCGCATAAGACAGAGCGGCTTTCTGAGCCTGTAATGTAGATGGGTCAAATGGAGCAATTCTGGTTCCAGTATAATAACCCGGAGTCATCTTGCCAGTAGAGTATAAATCTTCTGCTCTGGAAAATCCTGTCTTTAGATAGTCTTTCTGAGCATCCCACGGTTCTGTCCGCGTGGTCTGTGTTTGGCTTCCTCCTGACATATATTACTCCTTTATTAACTTAACGCCGACAAGGATTGGGCTACCGCCACCGATGTCTGTCGGCCAATATGGATAATAATCATAAGCATCTCTATCTTCTTCATGCCCACTTTCTTTCCAATGACCTTTTTCATATGTATATTTAGGATATACATACTTGTATCCTTCTACGTCAGGCATTGGTAGCCCTGACCCAATGGTATCTGGACCGCCGGGAGACTTTGTAGATATGAAGTCAGTAGACCAGACTGGAGGAATATCTGGAGTATATCCTACCAATCCTGTAGGATCAGCGTAAGTGAAGAATCCAGACTTACCATGAAGTCCTGACCTTGCCTGTGACTCGGCACTCCAAGGACTGTAATCAGCCGCTAAAAGTCCGGGCGCTAGTGGTTGCGATATAGGTATTACTGCCATTTGTTTTTAATATCCTTTGTTATTACTGAATACTCATTATCCCATTTTAATTTTCTTGCCAAACCTTTTCTTGTCCATGCTTCCAAAGAGGAGCAACCATGCCTTACTGCAAATCCTTCGATAACTTCCGCAAAGTTTATCCAGTGTTCATAATCATGCCCACTTTTTGTAGCGAATGTGATAATCCTTAACACTTTCTTTCTTGGGTAGACAACAATTTCGGTAACACCAGCACAGAATATTTCTCCGTCCTTCATGCCTACCCAAAGAACCTGCTTCTCCTCAAATATGAGTCTTAATACATCCTCGGTATGAAGTTCTCCTTCAGAATGTACCAGAGCCTTTTCGATTAGAGGCTCTACTTCATGCCATACATGATCCAAATCATCCGGATTTACTATCAGAAGATTTGATTCTACTCTATCTATTTCTTTTTTAGGAGATGTTAGAATTTTGTCCATGATGTTCCATTATATAGATACACGCCTTCTCCGCTACCCGGATTCCAGTCAGTTCCATCAGCATACCTAATGTCACCAACTCTAGGACACTGTGGTTCCTCATGTATACGCTCAAGCCTAAACGTAGCCTGATTATACAGTATTCCACCAAGTCGTTTCAACTCTGTGACAAGGTATATTCCTAAGTCATTTACATCTTCAGGTAGTGGACCCGGCTCATATAGGGTGACACTCTTCTGAACTCTATCAGAATAAGTTGCCATTAATAAGACCTCGATCCTCTACTTCCTACATTCTTTACATCAATAGCGTACCCATCTAACTCCCAATCCATATCTGTAGTAGACTCAAACTTAACAGCATAGAACTTTCCCGTTCCTCTTACAGATACTTTAGACTGGGTATCAGGATCGAATGTTACCGGAGCGTTCCATGTGATACCGCCTTCTGTTGACATAGAGGTTCCCAAGTATACATTTATAGAATTGTCACTACTGACAGACATTTTAGGCCATATGGCGCTTATTCTTTTTACTGTAGTCTGGTCAGGCTGGCCTTGCTCATTGATAGATAGGCCACTCCTCTGAATATAGGAGTTCATAAAGGTAGTATTTTCTTTATTACCAGAGTTATCACGGTACAGTTTAGTATTTCCCGGATCAGCAAACAATAGAACCTTATCCTGAAGGTCATAACTCATTGTCCACGGTCCTGTAATAGTCTCCCAAGTATCGGTAGTTCCGGCCCATGTGGTTGCCCGTGTAGGGTTACCTACGTTACCGTACCCAATGTGGGCTAGGTCAGGGATGTCTCTGATAGTAAACGTATTCGTGATATAGTTCCAGACTACAGCCTTATTAGGCTCATTCGTTGAGGCTCCGTCAGCAGTGAAGCAGAATAGAATCTCTGTCCTGCCGTAGTCAGCGACAACAAAGCACTTATTAGTCTGCGCTCCATCAATAGACTGAAAGACATAATCTTTTAATTTCATTGGGAGGATTGGCTTTATCCTCTGACCATCATTGATATAGAAATTACCTTTACCAAAGATAGCATGACCGCCATCAAACTCTGCTACACAGTTCTTTGCTATTGCTCCGATAGTAGGAGACAACTGACGGAATGAGAATATGAACGGAGTCCCTACAAAAGTCATAGAGTAAACAGCATCCTCCTTGTATATCATAAAGGAGTCTCTTAACTGTAATCCGTCTAATATATCTCCCTTAGTATCTGCAAGTTCAAATTCACCTGCGTCAACCGTACTCGTAGTCTCATTCCATGAGGTAGGAAGAGTCTGAGCCGCGGATTCTGTACTCCATTTTACCACTCTAGGGAAATTAACGCCATCCTTGGTAATATTAAGAGCGACCAAGAAAGATCGGAAGGCTCTCATGGACTTGCATAAGGTAGAGATAGTTACATTATCATTATCAGAATGTGATGCGGCAGTGGTTCCCGCGGCTCCTCTAGTGCATCCAGTGAAAGTTGTGGACGTTACACCAGTATAGGAAATCTTTTCGGAACCAATGTTCATCGTTCCTGCGCTTGGGAAGTCTTCGGTACTATCAACCGTAATGGTTGTAACAGCGTCGTTTATAGCGCCATCCAACTGTGTGAGGCTAGGCCAGTTAGCCAAGTCCTGCATCTTCTGGCTTGACAAAGGTTTGCCGTCTGTGAGTGCCCAATACTGAGGTTTATCAAAGTTATTGGTCATCACAAGAACGCCGCCAATAATTGTAGAGGTCCAGTTTTCATCAGCAGTTGCTGAATAAGCACCGCTCGTTCTGGTGATATCATACCACTTGGTCGCTCTAGTTACAGTGACGTTATCAGAATGGGATGCGGCAGTTGTACTATCTGCTCCTCTTGTACATCCAGTAAAGGTTGTATCAGTTTTTCCAGTATAGGATATGTTTTCACTTTCTATAGTGATTGTGCCAATACTTTCAAAACCAGTCGTACTATCTACAGTTACTGTAGTTGCGCTTGCATTTATAGTTCCATCTAGTGTAGTGGAGGAACTGGTGTTGTCATAAACATATATAGCCGCTAGTCCACCAACTACCCAGAACTCAGGAGTTCCCAGAGTTATCTGAGTGATAAAGTATGGAGCAATCGGGCAGGTCGCCATGACCTCTGAATAGCCCGGACATTTCTTTATAGAGCCTTCTTCAGTCTTTACATTATTTCCGTCAGACCATACGTTAGGCGGGAGGTTCCAAGAACTTGTCTCCTTGATTATACCTACCTGACCAACATTATCTACATTAATTAAGGCCATTAGATATACCTAACGTGATACGGATCAGCCTCCGCGTCTGGAGCAGTAGGCCAACCCCAATAAGTTTTGTCTACAGTACGATTGACTGTCTCAGTCTCCGGCCCAATCGTTTCCACACCTGCATCGTCGTAGGTTGAGACTTTTCTCTCCTCCTGCACCGCATGGTT